AATCCACAGCAAAAGACTGCGGAAGATCCGATTGGAGTAGAGCCTAGGGCAGATCAGTTTGATGATGCTTTTGAATACGCAAAGGCATTAGCGGAATGGTCAGCAGAGAAAGCGTTGTATGACAGGGATCAGCAAGACTTAAATCGCAAAGCTGAAGAAGAAAGACAAAAAGTCCTAAAGACTTGGTCTGAGAAACTTCAAAAAGCGAAGCCAAATCTAGCTGATTTTGATGAAATAGTGAATTCTACTCAAGTCGTTGTAAGCAATGAAGTGAGAGATGCCATTATTGAGTCAGATGTTGGGCCTGAGATTCTTTACCATTTAGCTAGTCTAGATGGAGAAGAAGCTGAGAGATTCCAAGCATTGCCGATGGCAAAAGCGCTTAGAGAGATTGGGAAATTGGAGGCTCGGTTTGAGAAGCAGGAAGCTGCTGAAGAAACTGCCGTTAGAAGTAAGCCTGTTGTTCAGAAGTCTAAAGCACCAGCTCCTCTCAGTCCGATTAGGGCTACTGGAAGCGCAATGGATACACCTATTGGCTCAGATGGTGAGTTTCATGGTTCGTTCCAAGCGTGGAAAGCAGCTCGAAAAGCAGGGAAGATCAGGTAAAACCCTAATTTCTTTAAAGGAAAAAGAAAATGAGCAATACTTTATTAACTATTTCCAAGATCACCAACGAAGCGTTGATGGTATTGGAGAACGAATTAACTTTCACTTCTGAAGTAGATCGTAACTATGATGACCAATTTGCCGTAGTTGGCGCAAAAATTGGTAACACAGTCAATGTTCGCAGACCTGGTCGTTTCATTGGAACAACAGGCCCTGCATTGAATGTTGAAGATTTCAACGAAACTTCAGTTCCTGTAACCCTTTCAACTCAGTTCCATGTGGATACACAATTCACAACTCAAGATTTAGCTTTGAGCTTGGATATGTTCTCTGATCGTGTTTTGAAACCAGCAGTTGCTGCTATTGCCAACAAAATCGACTTAGATGGTTTGACAATGGCTAAAAATGCTACCTACAACACAGTAGGCACAGCAGGCACTCCTCCAACTGGCTTGATTACCTTCCTAAACGCTGGTGCTTACCTTGATTCTGAAGGCGCTCCTCGTGATGGTCGTAGATCAGTCATTATTGATCCATTCTCAAGCGCAACTATCGTTGATAGCTTGAAGGGTCTATTTGTGCCACAAGAAGCGATTTCTACTCAGTATCGTAAAGGTTTGATGGGTCGAGATTCTGCTGGTATGAACTGGAAGATGGATCAGAACATTGTGAACCAAACTTACGGCTCATTTGCTGGAACAGCTACAGTCAATGTGACTACAGCTACTGGCTTTTTGACAAGCGGTTGGGCTTCTAATGCAAACATCACTTTGACTTTGACTAACGCTGTTAGCTTGAATCAAGGCGATACATTCACCATCGCTGGTGTTTATGCAGTAAACCCACAAAATCGTCAGTCTTATGGCAAGTTGCGTAACTTTGTTGTGAACACAGCCGTTAGCGGTTCAGGTGGCACAATCACAGTCAATGTATCTCCTGCTCCTATTTCTGCTGGTCAGTTCCAAAACATCAGCGTAACTAGCTCAGGCGCACAAGCTGTAGCGTTCTTTAACTCAACTGGTACAACCAGCCCACAAAATATCCTCATGCACAAAAATGCGTTTACTCTCGCAGTAGCCGATCTTGAGTTGCCTGAAGGTGTTCATTTTGCTGGTCGTGCAAGCGATAAGGAAATTGGTCTGTCAATGCGTGTAGTTCGTCAATACACCATCAACAATGACTCTATTCCTACTCGTTTAGATGTTCTATACGGATGGGCGCCTCTGTACCCTGAGTTGGCTTGCCGTATTGCATCTTAATTTATAGACAAAGAAAGGAACTAAATCATGTCTAATCCAGGACCAGCATCAACAGTATCATCAGTTTATTTATTCAATGGTAACGCAGCAGATGGTGTTTCCCTTGGTATTTCTACTGGCAAAATTGGTTTTTATGGTGTAACTCCAGTTGTTAAAGCTGGCGCAATTACTACCATTGCAACCAACGCAACTGGCACAGCAATTTCTGTAGCAGTTAATGCAATTATTGTTGCATTGCAGAACATTGGTGTAACAGCGTAATAATGTTGTAAAACTAAGCCCATCCTCAAAAGGGGTGGGCTTTTTTCTTTGTGAAGGAAGAAAATTGCATATAACTGTAGCCATTCCAGCCTATACAGGCACAATTTACATAGCAACTCTTAGATCGCTTATAAATGATCTTGTAATGCTTGTAGCTAGAGGCGATACATTTACCCTCATTGATGACATAGGAAGCGCTAATATTGCCGATTGTCGAGGCGCAATAGCCTCCAATTTCCTTAAAACAGATTCTGATTGCCTTGTTTTTGTTGATTCTGATGTAGCTTGGGAAAAAGGCGCTCTTTTAAGGCTTGTAGATCACAAGGTTGATCTAGTAGGTGGTATATATCCATATCGAGTTGAAGAACTAGGATTCCCTATCAAATACTTGGAAAAAGAAGAACTTTGGGCAGATCCTGAAACAGGCTTGTTAGAAGTTGCTGCTATTCCTACAGGATTTATGCGAATTAGTCGCAACTGCTTAGAACAAATGATAAAAGCCTATCCTGAACAGTATTACCATGATGGAGCTAAAGATAATCTTTTTTATGATCTATTTTCTCGTATTTGTGAGGGTGAAAGTAAATACGGAGAGGATTATTCATTTTGTTTTAAATGGAGCAAAATAGGCGGTAAAGTATGGTGCGATCCTGAAATTAAAATGGGTCATACTGGAAATAAAACTTATGTCGGTCATTTTGGAAACTATTTGCGAAACAGATAATTAAAGATTAAACTTAGGTAGCCTTAACCCCTATATAAAGGAAAAACCATGCCATCAACCACTCTTGCTCGTGGAAACGCTTTACAAACTTTTTATGTTTCCCCTTCTATTACTCCAGCCGAAGTCGCTGCTAATATTACTGCTGCCCAAACATTTACTGTTCCTGGCTTACTAACAACCGATCATGTAACAGTTTCTTCTGTTGCAGCTCAAACTGCTGGTATTTTTATTGCTGATGCTCGTGTTTCAGCAGCTAATACATTAAGCGTTCAATTTGGTAACTGCACAACAGGCGCATTAACTCCTGTTGCTGGCTCTTACATTCTTGATGTTATTCGCTTTGAAGGCCCATTGCCTGCAACAGCAGTCTAATTAAGGATTAATCATGTCATTAACAACTGTAATCCGTTTAGTAGGAAAAACTACTGCATTATCAGTTACAGCATCAGCTCATGCAGCAGTTACTGTTTCTGCTGTAGGCGGTAGTGTTCTTAGCAACTATGCTTCATTCTTGAATGTTGGTGCAAACTCTGTAGCTATTGAAATTTCTCCAATAGGGATTACGGCTGTTACAGCTACTTTGCCTGTTGATGGAACAGTTGGCTCATATATTTTGCCTCCATTAATGACTAGACCTATTGTTTTGGCTGTTCCAGCTAATGATTTCCAAGTATCAGCTATTGGATCAGCAGCAGGCCCAGCACTTGTTTACATTACACCAGTTAGCGATCAGTCTTAATAAATCGCCTTTTAAGGATTTTCTATGGGCAGTCCATCAGATTCATCTGTTCAGAATTTACTGCCTGTTCAGGCTTATTTTGATGCTCAGAAAAACTTTATAACCTTTATTGGTCAGGGTCAGCCGTTCTATGCAACGGCTAATCCTAGTCAATCAGGCTTAACAATTACCAATAGCACTTTAAATAGCAGTCCTATTGGTAATACTTCTCCTTCTACTGGTGTTTTTACTAACATCAGCACAACTACTGGAACAATTTCAACTCAGCCAACAGGCGCAACAGATATAGTCAATTTATTGGCTTTACAGTCTTATGCTGCTGGAATTAGTTGGAAACAACCTTGTGCAGTTGCAACATTGGCAAATATTACTTTGTCAGGCTTGCAGACCATTGATGGTTATACAACCTTGGCTGGTGATCGAGTATTGGTTAAAAATCAGTCAAATGCTGCCAATAATGGCATTTATTTGGCTTCTGCAACTGCTTGGACTAGATCTTTAGATGCAGACCAATGGAATGATTTTGTTTCAGCCATTACTTTTATTGAATATGGCACTCAAGCTGGTGGCGCATGGTTTTGCACAGCAGTTCCAGGTGGAACATTAGGAGTAACTGCTCTAAATTGGTCACAATTTACTACTTCAGCGACTTATTCTGCTGGTACAGGACTAACTCTTACAGGGTCTGTATTTAGTATTACCCCAGTTGGAACTGCTTCTACTTATGGCTCTGCTACTCAAACTCCAGTATTTACTACTAATGCAAGCGGTCAAGTAACTGCCGTTACTAATACAACCATTACTCCAGCCGTAGGATCAATTACAGGGCTTGGAACTGGTGTAGCAACTGCTTTGGCTGCTGGTGTAACTGGATCAGGAAATATTGTTTTAGCAACAAGTCCTACTTTAGTCACTCCAGTTTTAGGAACTCCAACTTCAGGTAATTTCTCAACTGGAACATTTACTTGGCCTACATTTAACCAAAACACTACTGGAACTGCTGCCAAGGCAACCAATTTAGCAGGAGGAGCTGCTGGTTCAGTTCCTTATCAATCAGCTCTTGATACAACTACATTCTTAGCTGCTGGAACAAATGGTCAAGTTCTTACCTTAGCATCAGGTATTCCATCTTGGGCAACTCCAACAACAGGCACAGTAACCTCTGTAGGAGGCACAGGGACAGTTTCAGGCATTAGTTTAAGCGGTACAGTCACTTCTAGCGGAAACCTCACCTTGGGCGGTTCTTTGGATTTGTCAGCTCCTCCTGCTATTGGTGGCGCTACTCCAAATACCATTACTGGCACAACCATTACTGCCAATACTAAGTTTGTAAGCCCTTATTTTGATGCTGCAAACTCGGCTGGTGGCGCATTAAGAAATTCAGGTGGAACTGCTTGCTTGCAATGGGGTGGCGGTGGCGGTGCAAATTTAACAGTTGATGTATCTGCTAATTTAAATGGTGCAAACGCACAAATTGATATTAGCCCTACTGGAACTGGTCATGTCCATATAAATCCTGCTGGTACTGGTTCAGTTGAAATTAAACCTACAAACGCTGGAGTAATGGATAACATGGTTATTGGGGGAACAACCCCTTTAGCTGGAACATTTACTACATTAAGAATCAATAGCACTTTATCTTTGGCTGGATCAACAGGAACTGCTGGATATGTAGTGACTTCCAACGGAGCTTCTGCTCCAACTTGGCAAGCCCTTCCAGCCACAGGATTAGCGATTGTTGATGACACAACTACTAATGCAACTCGCTATATAACCTTTACAAGCGCCACAAGCGGAAATATTACAACTGAGAATGTCAGCTCTACCAAGTTGCAATATAACCCTTCTACTGGTGCTTTAAGTGCTACTAAATACTTTGGTGATGGTTCTTCCTTAACTGGAATCGTATCAGGCGCAACAATTAGCAACGATACGACTACTGCAAGTAACCTTTACCCATTGTTTTCTTCTGCCACTAGCGGAACTCCAACAACGATTTATACAAGTAATGCAAAGTATTTGTATAAGCCAAGCACAGGCGATTTACAAGCAAGCCAGGTAGTTGCAAGTAATGGTATTTTTGTAAACGCTACAACTTCAGTATCAAGCTATACGATTGCAAGCGGAACTAATGGCTTTACTATTGGGCCATATACTGTTTCTTCAGGTCAATCAATTACTGTTGCTTCAGGTCAAAGGTGGGTAATCCTATGAGTATTGTTCTTCAATCTACTGGTGGCGGTCAAATCACCATCCAAGAGCCAACAACTGCTAGTAACTTTACGCAGACCTTACCTGCTGCTAATGGTACTGTTGCTTTATATGCTGATCCACAAGTAACAACTTATACATCAGGCTCTGGTACATATACTGTGCCGACTGGGGCTAAATATTTACAAGTTCGTTTAGTCGGTGGTGGCGGTGGCGGTGGTGCTATTTCAAGTGGTGGAAGTGCTGGCGGTGCTTCAAGTTTTGGTAGTTCTTTTTTATCTGCAAATGGCGGTGGCGGTGGTTCAGTTGCAACAGGTTCTAATGCTTTAGGCGGCTCTGCTTCGGGTGGAGATATAAACATAACTGGTGGACAAGGCGGTGCTGGTCCACAACCAGTACCAGCAAGTTATGCTCCTGGCGGTGCTGGTGGAAATTCACCTTTTGGTGGTGGCGCTGGTCAATCTCAAGCTAATACCACTGGTACTGCTGGTGCTACAAATAGTGGTGGCGGTGGTAGCGGTGCTTCAGGTGGTTATAGTGGTGGTTCTGCTGGCGGTGGTGGTGCTGGTGGTTATTGTGAAAAACTCATTACATCTCCATCTGCTACATATTCTTATGCTGTTGGTGCTGGTGGGGCTGGTGGTTCTAGTGGTACTGCTGGCGGTGCTGGTGGAAGTGGAATAATTATTGTTACAGCATATTTTGGATAATATTATGAACAAATACGCAATCATTCAAAACGGCTTAGTTATTAATTACATTGAGTATCAAACTCAACCCAATAATCCTCCACCTTCTTTTGAAGAAGAAACAATAGCCGTATTAAACAATAATGTTGGTGTTGGTTATACATATAACAATGGTGTCTTTACTGAACCCCAGCCATTCCCTAGCTGGATTCTTGTAAACAACAAATGGACTGCACCAGTAGAAAAACCTTCTGATGGTATTTATCTTTGGGATGAAGCTACTACAAGCTGGAAGGAATTAGCATAATGGCTTACGGAACAGTAAACGCTGATGTAATTCAGACTTCTACTAGCGGTGGAATACTAGGTGCTGGTAACGCTTCTATTATGAAGAATAGAATTCAGAATGGGGCAATGGTTATTGACCAAAGAAATGCTGGTGCTAGTGTTACTTCTGCAACTAATGGCGGCTATACACTTGATAGATGGGCAATTCAAAACAATAGCGGTGCAAGTCGTTACACTATTCAACAAAATGCTGGTTCAGTAACACCACCAACAGGGTTTAGTAATTATCTTGGATGCACTTCAACTTCTGCTTATACAGTAGGTAGTGGTGATGCTTTAGGAATGTTTCAGCGTATTGAAGGGTTTAATACTTCTGATTTAGGTTGGGGAACTGCAAACGCTAAAACTGTTACTTTATCTTTTCAAGTTCGTTCATCCTTAACTGGAACTTTTGGCGGTGCTATTAAAAATAGTGCTGATGATTATTCTTATCCGTTTACTTACACAATTTCTTCTGCAAATACTTGGACAACAATCAGCGTAACTATTGCTGGTCCAACAAGCGGAACTTGGGTAGGTGCTACAAACGGCACAGGGGTAATGATTATTTTTGCTTTAGGCACAGGCTCTACACTAGCTGGAACTGCTGGCTCTTGGTCGGCAAACGGATATTATGGTGCAACTGGGCAAACGCAAGTAGTCGCTACTAATGGTGCTACATGGTATGTAACTGGTGTTCAACTAGAAGTAGGAAGTAGTGCTACTGGATTTGAGTATCGTTTATATAATCAAGAATTAAGTGCTTGCCAAAGGTATTATGAAAAATCTTATTCTATTAATGTAACCCCAGCAACTAATACTGCTTTTGGAACAGTATCATTATTTACAAGTAGCACTCCAGTTGGTTATTTGGCTGGTTCAAGAAGTTTTTTAGTTTCAAAAAGAACATCACCAACTATAACAATTTATTCTCCTAGCGGAACATCTGGAACTGTGGCTGATGGAAATACTACTGATTATGGTGCTGGCACTGCAAATCAAATTGGCACAAATGGATTTGGTTTGCAAAACACAAGTGGTTCTACTTATTCCCCAGCAGGAAATTTAATTTATTTCCATTACACAGCAAGTGCGGAGCTATAAATGTATAAATATCTTTCATTTAATAATGTCAAAAATGGTGTTATCCGTTTATCAGACAACGCTTGCATCCCATTCGACCCTGACAACACAGACTACCAAGCCTTTAAAACTGCCGTATTAGAACAACAACTTGGCGGTTTAGTAGAAGATGGTGATTCATTTAGCCTAAATACTAATCCTAATGATTCCATATTAGAAGATGCGGATGGTAATGTAATGACCATTGATGAAGCCAAAGAATATGTAAGGACTTTGCCATGAGCATGATTATTGATGGGACTAATGGTCTAACATTTAACAACGCTACTACACAGAATAGCGGTGGCAAAGTATTGCAAGTAACTACTGCTACATCTACTTCTTCATTTTCCACAAGTAGTGGTAGTTATGTAACAACTGGAATTTCTGCTTCAATTACGCCCCTATTTTCCACAAGCAAAGTATTAGTTTTATTTTCTGCTTTTAATATGGTTCAAGCTGGGAACATGGCTCCAACCTTAACTGTTTATCGTGGCGTTTCACCTTTAGATACAACTGGTTTTGCACAAATTTACGCCCCAAGTGGGACTACTACTGGGGGGGCGTCAGGGGTTTATTTAGATAGCCCAGCCACAACATCATCTACTGCTTACACACTTTATTTTAGAAATCAAAATAACAATGGAAGCGTTACTTTGAATAGCTCAAATGGTTTAATTTCTATTGTTTTAATGGAGGTTGCGGCATGAACAATTATTTTACTCAAGCACTTTATAAGTTATATCCACAAATTATTTCTACTGTAAATGACAATGCTTATGATGCAGACGGAAATGAAGTAATTTATGATTTACAAGTCGTAACTGCACAAGCTGAAGCTGATGCACAATCAGTTATTGATATAAGGGCTTCTGCACTAGCTAAACTAGCTGCACTAGGTTTAACCCAAGACGAAGTTAAGGCATTAGTCGGATGATTACTTATACATGGTCAATTTTAGAAGTATTTGGCGATCAGACGATTACCAAAGTTCGTTACACATTGAAAGCACAAGATGAGCAAAATACTGTTGAAACTGAAGGCTACCATGAATACTCTGAAGGATTGGTCAATAAATCTTTATCACAAATTAAAGAGCAAGATTTGATTGGCTGGCTTGTATCTGATACTACCCAAGATGGTTTAAACCCTATAAAATTGAACCTAGAAAACCAATTAAAATCATTAAAAATTGACCAAAAAATTGATTTTCCTTGGGAAAACAACACATTTACGGCGGAATAAGTTATGGCAAAGCCAATTGACATCATTACTGGTTCTTTAAAAGATATTGGTGCATTGGCGGCCGGGGAAGCCCCTACCAATGATGCGGCGCAAGATGCCCTAGAAATGTTAAATTTGATTGTTGACCAATGGTCCAACGAAAACATGATGGTTTTTAACATTCAAGAAATTATTTGGAATGTAATACCAGGCCAAGTTCAATACACCATTGGACCAAATCACACTACCAATAACTTTATTGGGGCGCAATATACGGGTTCAATCACCGGCAACGTATTGACTGTAACGGCTATTAGTAGCGGTGCAGTAGTGGTAAACCAGTATTTAAGTGGATCAGGCATTACTGATGGCACTAAAATTATTTCCACTTTAACTGGTGCTGGCGGTAACGTTAACGAAGTTGGTACTTATTTACTTAATATCACTTATGCAAGCCCAGTAGCTTCCCAGCTAATCCAAGCTTATTACGCCAAGCCGTTAAATATTAATTCTGCTTACGTGCGTATTAATACTAGCCAAAGTAGCGGAAGCCCCATATTAACTGGTGGTATTGACTATCCAGTAGCTTGTATTGCCCTTGAAAACTACAATTCTATTGGCCTTAAAACGCTTAATGGACCGTGGCCTAAAGCCCTTTATTTCAATGCAAATGAAGATTCAGGCAACGTTTTCTTATGGCCAAGCCCATCCCAAGGCGAAGTTCATATGTTTGCTGAAACATTGTTCAGAACTTATGATTCGCTTTATGACGATGCAACATTGCCACAAGGCTATACGGCGGCATTGCGTTGGTGTCTTGCTGAACGTTTGATGCCGATGTATGGCAAAACAAACCCAGTATTGTTAGCCCAAATTGGGGCTTTTGCCGCACAAGCTAAAGCTACCTTGAAATCAACAAATATGGCTCCAATGCGTGTTTCACGTTATTCAGATGCCTTATTAATGAGCAGAGCAAAAGATGCTGGATGGATTCTCACCGGCGGTTTTAATAATTAAGGTCAAATATGCCTGATTTTGGATTTGTTGGCCCATCATATGAAGCCCCTTCCATCTACCAAGATGCACAGGAATGTATTAACTTTCGTCCTGAAATTGATCCATTAAAACAACCTGGACAAAACGGAGTGGTAGCGTTATATCCAACTCCAGGATTAACAAACAAAGTTACTTTATTCAATACCGCAGAAGTACGGGGCATGAGAACTGTTAGCGGTGGAAATTATTGCGTTGCAGTATGTGGTCAATATGTTTATGTATTGAGTTCTACATTTACACCAACTATTGTGGGTACTTTAAATAGTTCTACTGGCATAGTGGGCATTACTGATAACGGCCTAAATGTTTACATAGTTGACGGTTCTTACCGTTATACATGGCGCATTTCTAACCCGTCAGCGGCACAATTTATTGGTAGTGTAGGGCCATCTAGCACTACATTGACAGTTACAAGTATGAAATCCGGTACTTTAGCCGTAGGTCAACAATTATTTGGTGTAGGTGTTACTCCTCAAACCGTGATTACCGCACTTGGAAGCGGTTCAGGTGGAGTTGGTACATACACGCTTAATTTAAGTCAAACTGTTGCTTCACAAACTTTAAATACTGCGGCCGTAGCGGCTAGGGTTACGGGATCAATTTCTGGCACCGTTTTAACTGTAACTGCGGTCACTAGCGGAACTTTATACCCAGGCCAAACCATTCAAGGTACTGGCGTAACCGCTGGTACAATTATTACGGCCTTGGGTGGTTCTGCGGCATTATCTTTTTCTATTACTACTGGTGGTTCAGGATATGCCGTAGGTGACACTATAACGGTCACAGGCGGTGTTTATAGCCAACAAGCTACCTACACAGTAGCAACCGTAGCGGCTGGCGTAGTTACCGGTTTAACTACTGTAAACAATGGTGTTTATACAGTTGTTCCAGGCACACCATCCCAAACAACTACTAGCGGTAATGGTACAGGGTTAACCCTTACATTAACGTTTGGTACAGGCACAGGGGGCACAGGAAGCTATGTTGTCAGCACTTCACAAACTGTTGCATCAACTTCACTTTATGTACTTAACTTTAGTGTTATGCCAGCTAATGATGGTCCTTTTACCGGGGCTGATGTTGTTGATGTGGTGGATAACTACTTTGTATATAACAGGCCAAATACTCAACAATTTGGTGCTTCTTCCCCTTTATCCCCTATTTCCCCATCATTAAGCTTTAGTTCTAAAGATGGCGCACCGGATAATTTAGTTTCTATTATTGTGGATCACCGAGAAGTGTATTTATTAGGTGAAGTATCTAGCGAAGTTTGGGTAGATAGCGGATTATTCCCTTTTGCTTTTCAACGTATTCCGGGAACATCCACCCAGCATGGTATTGCCGCTAAATTTAGCGTTGCAAGGTTAGGCAATTCTTTTGCTTATGTAAGCCGCAATATTCGTGGCCAAGCCCAAATCATGATGATGAATGGCTATATGCCAACCCGTATTAGTACTCATGCCGTAGAAAACACATTAGTTGACCAATACATTAATGATGCCAGGGCATGGACTTATCAATTAGAAGGCCATGAAGTGTACGTTGTAAGTTTTCCAACCCTTGATTTAACTTGGGCTTATGACGTTACTACCAATATGTGGCATAAATGGCTATGGGTAGATTCTAAAAACGTATTTCATCGGCATCGTGGAAATTGTCATGCAAGTTTCCAAGGATTAAACATTGTTGGTGATTATGAAAACGGTCAGATTTATATGCTTGACCCCAATAATTACACAGATAACGGTGAAGAAATACGCAGAATTCGCCGTGCGCCCCATTTAATTAGCGATTATCAACGCCAATATTTTGCTGAATTACAAATTCATTTTCAACCTGGTATTGGTTTGCCGGATGGTTCTGTTCCACAAGCTATGTTACGTTGGTCAGACGATGGCGGCTCTACTTATTCAAATGAGCATTGGACCAGCATTGGCGTACAAGGCGCATACAAAAACCGTGCTATTTGGCGTAGATTAGGGCAGTCACGGGATAGAATATTTGAAGTGGTAGTGACTGATCCAATCAATGCCGTGATTACTGCGGCCAATCTTAAAGCGGAAGCTGGGGATAACTAATGGCAACTTCATCCGGAAACCAAGGTGGAATTTGGACTAATACCCAAAATAACCCTTATCCACAATCACCATTATTGGATGAACAAACCAAACGTCCAACCAGGGCGTGGCAACAATTTTTCCTTGGAATACTCAACTTTACTTCAGCTACCACGGCTACCAAAGGTGCGGCTACGTTACCGGCCAACCCAGTAGGATTTATTAATATTACGGTCAACGGTCAACCCTTTAAAGTGCCTTATTACAACCCATGATTAATTACAAGCCGCTTTCCGAACAAGATTCTGACCGTCAAGCGGCATTGGCAATGATTTATTCATCGGTAAAAGATAGATTAAACATGGAATTTGAGCAATTTGAAGTTGTAATGAAAGATTGGCAAGTTACCCCATTACAAGAACAAGGCTGGATAATTGGTGGCGTTTTGCAAAAAGAAAATGAAATTCACGTAGGTTATGGGTTAAAACCTTCTTCTTCAATACGTGGTCACATTAAAGCAACCTTAAAAAAAATCATTGACCAATACGGTAGTGCTATTACTTCTGTTATGGAAGAAAACAAAAAAGGCATTAATTTTTGTAAAAGACTTGGTTTTATTGAATTTAAACAGGAAAAAGGTAAAATCTACCTTAAATGTGATAGGTGTAACTATGTATAAAAAAGTCTATTTAAGCCGTGCCCAAACAAAAGCTATGTCAGCGGAATATCCTATTGGCGATCCAACTGGTGGACCAGCTTACGGTGAAAGAAATGACCCAGTTACGGCCACAATTGTAGGCGGTACTGCTCTTGTTGGTGGATATATGCAAAGCCAGGCGGCTGGTAAAGCGGCTAACCAATACAGTCAATCTGCCCAACAAGGCATTAATTACAATAAAGAATTGTATGCCGATGTGTTTGCTCAAAATAAACCATATATGGATTTAGGCCAAAAAGGTGCAAATATTTATGGTCAATTAGCTGATAGCGGTTATTTAACTAACCAACCATCAATGAATGATTTAACTCGTTTAATGCCTAATTATGAATTTGGATTAAGACAAGGCCAAGGTCAATTAAATTCTCAAATAAATGCTGGTGGTGGTTTAATTAGTGGTAATGCCATTCAAGGCGCCCAACAATTTGCCCAGGGCTATGCTGGAAACGCTTTATCCGATGCGTTCAACCAATATCAAGCTAACCGTACAAACGTAGTTAGCAACGTAAATGCTTTAACTAGCGTTGGTCAAAATGCCAATCAAACCGTAGCTAATATGGCTGGTGGCACTTCCGGCAACGTTAGCAATATGCTTTCAAGCATCGGTAATGCACAAGCGGCCGGAACAATGGGCCAAGCAAATGCTTATGGAAATGCTTTAAATAATGTTAGTAATTACGCCATGTTATACGGCATGATGAAAAGAGGGTAATTATGGCTGGATTTACCGCAGATTTAAACCCAAAACAATCAGGAATGTCACTTGGTGACATTATGAAAGCTGGTATGTACGGCGCAGAAATGGACGTTCTGAATCGTCAAGCCGCTATTGCTAGAGAAAAAGAAAAAGAAATTCCTATTATTCAAAATTTTGCTAAAGATCAAAGCAGTAAATTGCCTGATGGCAGTTTTGATTTAAAACAGTTGCCAGCATTAATGTCAATGGCACCATTAACTGGTCCTGAATTTGCTAAAAATATTACTGATTTGACTAAAAATCATATTGAAACTAATCGTGCAATGAATGAACTTGCCAAAGACAATAGGCAACAATTTGCTACGATTTATGGCAATTATGGCCAAATGGCGGCGCAAGGCAGACCAGTATTGGCACCTGAAGTTATTGCTTCTTTTGAAAGATTAAAAGAATACAACCCACAATTGGCAACCGTAGCCGATGGGCATATTAGAGGTTTAAAAGCTTTTGGTAATCAACCAATTCCACCCCAAGAATTGATGAAATATCAAAATGAATCATTAACGCCTAGAGAATTGATTGATCAATTTAGCCCTAAAGCCACCGTTGGTGAAGTTGGCGGTCAAAAAGTTGGTGTTGTTACTACACCTTCATTCATGGGTAGCCAACCTACTGTTTCAACTAGCCCATTGGGTGGTGGTCAACCACAAACTACTGGTATGCCATCTACTAGCGCACCAAAAGTTAAAGTATTGCCTGACCTTATTAAAGAAGACCCCGACTTTAATTATACCGGTCCAGCTAATCCTTTAAATTTAGATGAAGTACGTAGAAAATCTTATGATGCTGGTAAACAAGTTTATAAAGATGCTCCAATAAATGCAATGGCCGCTGAAGAAGGCAAGCAATATGTACGTAAAGTAGAAGAAGTTGCTTTTAAAGCAAGCGGTGCTGGTGCTTACAAAACTGCTCAAGATTGGGCAAGACTTATTGTGGCACAACCTGATTTAGACACTTTGCGTAAAAACATTGCTGGTGTGATGGTTCAAAACGCCAATACTATGGGATTGAATAAAACAGATTCTAGCCGTGGCGATGCCGCAACCATTAGCGGTAGTGATGCGATTAGCCCTGAAGCATTGCGTGACATTATGCAACGTGCTGATGCTCAATTTACTGCAACTACCAAATTTGCTGAAGGGCTTAAAAAGTACCGTGAAAAACGTGGTGAAGTCAATTCTGCACTTAATGCTGATAGATTCCAAAGCGCATGGGCTTCTAACTATGATTCACGTATATTCCAATTGCAAAACATTCGTGATTCCAATTATCCTGAAGCCGTTAAAAAGCAACGCTATGAATCATTGACTAAATCTATGTCAGAAAAAGAATTTGATGAACTAGATAAAAAAGCAAAAGCAATTGACCGTTTAGTTGAAGGTTCATACAAATGAGTGAAATTTTAGATGATGTGCCTGGTTTATCGTTTGTTGGCCGCCCAAAAAAATCTTCTGTAACAGTTGATTTAAGCAGTTCGCCGGTTATCGAAACTACAAAAACAGGCAAACCATCTATTAATTTAGGCAACCTTAATCCTGATATTCAGGAAAGATTGTCTATATTGTCAGATTTATTTAAGGCTGATACCAAGTTAAACCCTAAAGGCGAAGATTTACCAATTACTAGCGGATATAGAACTAGAGAACAACAACGCCAGTTATATTTGGACCGTCTTAAAAATCCTAATTTGGTAGCTGAACCAGGCAAAAGCCGTCATGAAGGTGGCAACGCAATTGATATTCACCCAAGGGTGCCTGATACATTATTAGAACAAGTTGGCTTTCACCGGCCACACGGGTCTAAAGATATGTACCACGTAGAAATTAATCCTAATTCTAGTTTTACTCCATCAACAATTGCAGATGATGATGGTTACGGCATCAAATATGCAAAACCTTCAATGTTTGCTGAAACAAAACCAAGTAGTTTTGCCGAAGATTTTAGAAAAACTGTTGGCGAAATGTCATATGAAGATTTTAAAAATAAAAGTTTAATTGCTTCTGCCGCTAAATATACTGGTGCATCATTAGGATTGCCAGGATTTACTGAACAAGATAAAAAGCAATTAGAAGAAAAAGCCATAGGATTTGTGCAAGGTGTCAAGACTGCCGTTGAAAGCCCAGTTGAAACCGCTAAAAACGTTTACAAAGCCGTTACTGAACATCCTGGTACCATAGTAGGTGAAATGGTCAAAGGGGCCATATATGACCCTGAATTAATGTTATTGCCTGGTGTTAAGCAAACCGCACAATTGGCTGGTGAGGGCGTTAAAGCAGTTGGCCAAGGAATTAAAACTGGTGCCCAAGCGGTACGTGGTGCCGTTATGCCTTCTGAAGCGCAGTTAATAGCCCAATTTAATGCCCGTAGAACTGCCCCAGGCGGTAGCGTAGGTGCTATGGCAACACCGGATAAAGCAACCGTTGATGCTATGTTGGCTAGTGCAAGCCCTGAATTACGGGCACAAATAAGTTCTTACCCAACTGAATTGGTAGATATTAAAGCCCTTGAAAATCAACTTAAAGGCGATAAATTTAATTACCAATTGACCAAAGGCGAAGCATTGCAAGATGCCGCCATGATGTCAGATGAATTTAATAAACGGGCAAAAAGCGAAGATTTAATGGCTCGGTTACAAGACCGTGATGCCAAAATTGCCCAAGGATTTTCTACGTTGGCTGAAAAAGCCGCCCCTGATTTACCTGGTGGCATGAACATTGTTGATTATGGTCAAACTGCAATTGATCAATTATTGGTTAAAGATAAAGCAAGATTGGCTGATATAAATACTAAATATCAAGCTTTAGAAAAAGCCAATGGTGGAAATTTCCCAATTGACACTAATAAACTTAAAGCTGATGTAGATGCTGAATTATCCAAAAAAGTTCTTAAATCGTATGCTTCAGACAATATGCGGTCATACCTTAAAGACCTTGAAGATTTCCAAAAACGTGGAAACATGACGTTTGATGAATTTGAAAATCTGCGTACCAATATGGCTGAAGAAATGCGTTCTAATCCTAATGGAAACGCACGTAGAGTTGCTGGCATTATTCGCCAAGAACTTGAAAAACTACCAATGTCAGAAGATTTAAAAGGTATAAAACCATTAGCAGATTTAGCTAGAAATGCAGTTCGTGAACGTTATCAAGTATTAGATACCAACCCAGCATACCGTGTAGCCGTTAAAGATACACGTTTAGATAGCGAATTAGCCAATGGCCTAGAACACGTAGCCGCTGATAAATTTATTAAAAAGTTTGTTGTTGATGGCACAACCGCTGACGTTAAACGTTTGATGGGTGAACTTGGTCAAGATACATTAGGCCATCAAGCCGCCCAAGCTGGTTTAATTAAACAACTTGAAAACGTTGCAGTTGGTTCTAAAGGCGTTATTAATCAAAAATCATTTAATGATGCGTTAAATAAAACTGTTGGGAAAAAGCTTTTTGATATTATGCCAAACCAAACTGCCGTTGATCTTCAAGATTTGGCTGATTTGGCTAGATTGACTGAACACGTTGGTGGCAAAGGTTTTGCAAATACAAGTGGTACTGTTCCAGCAATGATGCGTGAAGGTGCATTTAATGCCATAGAAATGGGTATTAATGCCAAAACAACTTCACCAATTGGAAGTATGGGCAGAGCCGCAATGGAAAAACTAACCGCTAACAAAAAAATAAAAGAATCTTTAGAATTAGGTGCTGGGGTAAAGCGCCCAATTAAAGATATGTTAAAAGATTTAGAAAACGAAGGTAAATAACATGGCAAGCGTACTTTTATCCCCAGTTGGTAATGGCCAACAATTTTTTAACAATAATGGCTTGCCTAATGCTGGTGGATTGATTTATACCTACCAAGCTGGTTCTAGCACTTTATTGACTACTTACACAACCGTAAATGGCACTATTGCTAATACCAATCCTATTGTTTTAGATGCTTATGGCCGCACACCAAGCGAAATATGGATGCAAACCGGTTATAGCTATAAGTTTGTAATTCAAACTTCTGCGGCAGTTACTTTGCAAACTTTAGATAATCTTTATCCAATATTGCAAGCCGCCCCAACTGCTACCCCATCATTACCTACTGGTGCAATTATTCTTTGGTCAGGAAGTTTAGGTTCTGTTCCTACTGGCTATGTTCTTTGTGATGGCACTAATTCAACGCCAGATTTGCGTGACCGTTTTGTTATTGGCGCTGGTTCTAACTATGCCGTAGCGGCAACTGGTGGTTCTGCCGATGCTATTGTAGTAACCCATACCCATACTGCAACTTCTGTTGTTACAGATCCTACACACGTTCATGCTGAAACAAATTATACGGGCGGTATTGCACAATTTCCAATTTCAGGGCCAGCTTCAAATGGTTTGGCTTTTGCTACAGCAATAGGCAATGGTTCAACAATGAATACCCAATCAGCTTCAACTGGTATTACCGTAACTACAACAAACGCCAATGCCGGAACAAGCGGAACTAACGCAAATCTGCCGCCGTACTACGCATTAGCGTACATCATGAAAACATAATATGATTACCATTGATAAAAACGAAGCCGCTTTATCTGCTCACGAACAAGTTTGTGCTTTTCGTTACGAATCAATTAATGCTCGTTTAAAAAGACTTGAACAAATATTAATTGCTTCTGCTGGATTTATGATTGCAGTTCTTATTTCTATTGCACTTAAATTACAGTAATGAGTAATGTCAGACCCTTATGGAATAACAGAAGGAGTAAAAACTCTTTCCAGTAGCTTGGATGCAAGCCGAGAAGCTAGTAAAGGTTTATCTAAAAGCATTGAAAACATTCAGAATGACGGATTAGATTTAGCCCAAAAACAAGCAAATGACCGTATAAGGGCTAGGCGTGAAGCAGAGTTTAAAAAAGAACAAGCATTAATAAAAGCATTAAAACAATGGCAACACAACAAACAAATAAATGATGAAGAAGCCAAGCTAAAGATTGATTTTGTTAAGAAATACGGCGCAAAAGAATGGGAAGCAGTATTAAAAATTAAAGTGGATATAGAAAACTTACGCAAAAAAGACAATGAAGAATACCAGCACGAATTGAAAGCTATTAAACGTTTACAGTTTTATTGCTTTGCAGTTGCGGCGGTATTTGCTTGGTACTTTACTTGGGGGTACAAATGGTAGCTTATTTGACATTTTGTTTTGTTTATTGGGGTTCATTGGCTTGTTACGCATAAGGAATAAATTATGGATTGGTTATCAAAATTAGTACCTACTATTGCCACTTGTTTAGGTGGCCCATTGGCTGGTTTGGCCGTTACTGCGGTATCTAAAGCTTTAGGTATTGATGAAGATAAAGTTCAAAATGTCATTGATAGTGGTAAGTTAAACGCTGATCAAATAGCTAGTCTTAAACAAGCTGAAATTGAACTACAACGCCAGGCACAAGAATTAGGGCTTAACTTTGAACAATTAGCCGTACAAGACCGTGCATCGGCTCGTGACTTACAAAAAGAAACCAAGTCTTTTATACCGCCAGCTTTATCTATTCTTGTAACCATTGGATTTTTTGGTATTTTAGGCGGTTTAATGTCAGGCAAAATTGAAACTTCCGATGCCCTAATGCTAATGTTAGGTTCTTTAGGAACCGCCTGGACAGGCATTATTGCCTTTTACTTTGGTTCTTCAGCTAGTAGCCAAGCCAAAGACCAAATGATTCATAATTCAACGCCCATAAAATGACTAATGATCAATTAAAAGCCCTTGGCCTTGGCGAACAATGGCTTGACCCATTAAACGAAACGTTTGATAAATACCAAATTAATACGCCGCAACGCCAGGCGTGTTTCCTAGGGCAAACCCTTCATGAATCCGGTAACTTTAAATTTACTAAAGAAAACTTAAATTATTCGGCTAAAGCATTAATGGCAACCTGGCCAAGCCGGTTTCCTGATATGGATACTGCAACGCAATATGAACGCCAACCTGAAAAAATAGCCAGCAAGGTTTATGTTGGCCGCATGGGCAATGAAACACCGGAAGATGCCGCCAAATTTATAGGCCGTGGATTGATTCAAATTACCGGTAAAGAGAACTATACGCATTGTGGCGAAGCTTTAGGCATTGACTTGATAGCCCAGCCCCATTTTTTAGAAGAACCCCGTTACGCCATGTTATCGGCTGGCTGGTTTTGGAATAAAAAAGGGTTAAACGCCCTGGCTGATGAAGGCACTAAAGATGCTTTTGAAGTAATGACTAAACGTATTAATGGTGGTTTAATTGGTTTAGATGACCGTAAAGCCAAAATGAACGAAGCACTTAAAGCACTAGGAGCATAAAATGCACAACGAAAAAAAAGAAGAAGTTGAATCAAAAGCAATGCAGAAAAAAGAAAACAAGCAAATGATTCAAATGCGTAGCGGATTGTTTGAATTAAAGCGTGAATTAAAAAAACATGAACGTGAGCCTATGAACAAGGCCCACCCCAAGTAATTACAAGCTTTTGTAATACTTCCATTTATCTTGGTATTGCTGAAGCACCGATGGTGGCACCCAACCTAATTGCCGCCATCTAATAGTTATATCGGTGTAAGAAGTTGGAAAGTATCGGTTCATGTTAACCCCTAATATTTAAATTTAGGCATACAAGTAACTTCTACTGGAATATCCGCAGTAAAGCCATTAATTGAACGTTTAGTGGTGATTACGTGCGCCCGTAGGCCAGCCCCCTCACATTCAGTAACGCCATTAATAACTTCATTCCTAGTAAGACTAGCAACTTGCTTATCTAATATTAACTGTTGGGATGGGGCTTGGCTATATACGGTGCCAGCAGTGCCTGAAGTGCTACTACAACCGTTAAGCAGTAGCATAAAAACAACAAACCCTACAAACAATATGCCAGTAATTACTTCACTAGCTATTTTTTTAAACTTTTTGATTTTGCGTTGTTTATCTTCCCAAGCAAGAAGCTTGTTGTATTCCTCACGATCACCCCAACCTTTATCCACCATACGTTGTAGGTTTTCTTGTTTAGCCTGGTAAGCCCAAAATGCTTCTGCTTGTTGTTCTTCACGATTCATAATTAATTCCTTTATTTATCACCGCAACATTGCGGTATTGGTTAATTTACTAAAGATTACTTTAGTTGTAAAGCTATTTGTGGTTATTTTTCAACTGCCAAAATTCCAATAATTTGGTAAACATAAGCCAATAGCGGTCCAAATCTTCTTGTTCGTGTTCCACAACCTTAACACCAGTAAACTGGGTAATGCCATTGACCATCTTGTAACCCACAAATACATTGGCACAACGGGCTTTGAACATATTAAATCCCATGCGGTAAGCCGCTAATTGCATCCCATGCTCTGCATAAATTTCAGCTTTAGAAATATCTTCTGTTTCCTTGGTTTTAATATCAATAACTACGCCATCAAAATCATGCCTTGATTTAGCTATTAAATCGGCCTTACCGCCGTACCCAAGGGGATGGGCGAAGGATAGTTCCGATAATAGTAAAAGTTCCCCAAAATGCGTTTTAATGGCTTCTTCAACGGGGCGGCATATTTGCATATGTTCCGGTATCAATGCACCTTCAAAAAACGATTGAACGATGGCATGAATAGAAGTTCCACGGTCAGCGGCTACACGGCCAGTTTGTTTGGAATCCATCATTACCCGTTCAAGCCAGGATTGTTCCGATTCCCCAGTTTCCCTAGGAAGGGTTAAAGCACTTAACAGGACGTTTTGTTGTTTCCAAATATCAAGGCCTGGACGTGCCGCAACCGCAATGATTCCTGAAACGCTAGGGCAAAGGTCAAGTGATCTTGCATCCCGTAACGTTGTTGCTCGTTGCTGGCCGTTCTTGGCAGTAACTGAATATGCTGGGTTTCCTTCACGATCATACCAATGCCCACTTTCCGATTGACGTTCTTTAATTATCATTGTTTTGGTTTTCTTCCACGTTTTGGTGCTTCTTCTTGAACTGGCGTAACTACAACAATTTTGCTGAAATATTCACCGCACCAATCATTTTGACTTTTGTTGGCGGTTTGTGGAAAACGTTTACATACGCCATACGTATCATTGGTTTGACCAGCATACCATTTACAGTCAATACATTTCATTTAATCACCTAATGTTTTTAAAATTAAACTTCTATCTTCAGGGTCTTTTACCATACAAGCCGCTTCAGTAATTAAAGCTTTGGTAAAGTTGGACAATGCTTCATAACTGAAACCAATGATTTCAGTTTCTTCATCGTGGCCTATATCTTGAACTGTTTTCAAAGTGTAGTAATCACAAACCATAAACTTAATCATTGGCTTCATATTGCCCCCTAGAATGGAATATCGTCATCAATCAATTCTGACGGTGCAGAACTAACTGGTAGCGAATTAGGTTCAAACGTATTACGGTATTCGGCAGACTTCTTAATTACGCCTTGCATACCTTCTGACAACTTACTAAATTTATCTTGATCAAACGGATCAAGGGTAAAAATCATGGGTTCGTTAACGCCAACGGGTTCGCCTAATTTTTTTAATGCGGCTGGTATTTGGCTAATGCCAGCAATGTTGGCGTACTCTTTACCATCGTATGTTGAGTGGGTGATAGATACCATGCAACACTTGCCCAGTAAGACTTCTAGGTTAAAGCCATCTAGTTCTTCTTGGGTAAATGCTTTACCACGCCAGGCTTCTAAATCTTTACGCAACGTGGCTTTTTCGTCTAGCGATAACGTATATCGTTTAGATACAATTAGCGGTTTGCCTTCTGCGGTTTGCAATGGCTGGCCATCGTTATCTTCACCATGTAATTCAAACATAGTGATGATTTTGCGTTGCATCTTTTTCTTACCCATCCATTCAGTTGTTTGGGTGCCAATATCAATGATGCGATATAGCTTGGCAAGAAAACTGCCGGCTGGTGGTAGTTTGAAGTCACTACCGGAACTGGTTTGTTTTGCAATTATCATTTTTTTCATTTTCCAAAAATTTGACCGAAGTCATTAAACATTTCTGTTAATACTGGGTTCTTTTTCCAGCGATTAGGTTTACCGCAAGCTTGCCGTATGCAATCTACTTGGGCCTGGGTAAGCAGTTCGCCACCATATTCCATGCAATCTAAAGCTTCTTCTAAAAATTCTTCATGTTCCAACATCAATTGACTTAATTCATCCATGTTTGCTACTCCTTGTTTATCACGGCACCATTGCCGTACTTACAAATGTAAAGTAAAATTTAGTTGTTGTAAAGTAATATTTAGTAAAAAAGGAAAAATAAATGACTGATGCACAAATGATTGACCTATTGGGCAAGCCAGCAAAGGTAGCAAAGCTATGTGGCGTAACGGTCCAGGCGGTGTGTCAATGGCGCAACAACAACGCAATACCAGCCGCCCCATTGATGCTAATAGCGGCAACCATAGAACGTGAAAGCCACGGTTTAGTGTCAAGAAAAGACTTGTTTCCTGAAACTTATGGATTGATATGGCCTGAAATAATGTGATATAGTTTTATTCATTGAGGACTTGAACACTCATGAATAGGGTTTTATTGGTGGTTTTAGGGTTTCGGAAATAAGATAAGAGGTATTTCCAAAGCCGTTCAAGCTAAAGCTACCAATAAAACCCTTTTTTATTGTTCAGTTCCCATCGTTCTGATTGGGGATTCACCACCACCAGCGGTCAGAATAGAAGCGTTACTGGGGGATCAAAGGATGCAATAGCGCAAAGTAGGTGGCGAAGATAGTGCCTACTCCTTGAACGACTGTCGGGTTCTGTGGCTCCATATAGGGAAAACAGTTGAAGGCGAACCAGGTGGGCTAGGTTCGTCCACCAAACGGGAATAAGTATAAATACCTAGTAATAAACATATACAAGTAAAGTAATCTTTAGTAAGATAGTTGTACTAACATAAGTTAGTGAATAAAAAAGGATAAATAATGTTTGAACAATTTTGGAAACATTACCCCAGGAAGGTAGCTAAACGTGCCGCCCTTGGGGCATTTAACCGGCTGACTAGCGATGAACAAACCCAGGCCGTAGAAGCCATAGAACAACACGTAGCCTATTGGAAACTAAAGGGTACTGAAATGGATTTTATATGCCATGCAACCACGTGGCTAAACCAAGGCCGGTGGGAAGATGAACTGGATATGACACCTAAAGAAGTAAAGCGTCCTTCATTACCTTGGTATAGTAATGATGAACTTACTTTGGCCAAGGGCCGGGAACTAGGACTTAATGCTTACGCCGGTGAATCTATGGGACAGTACCGCCAACGAATTGCCCAACAAATCGGAAAAATGGCGGTATGAATGTGAAATCAGACAGTTACTTGTTTACCGAACCAAGTTTGGGCTTACCGGTTTTAGGAATTATTTTCTTAATCCTAAATTTGATAGCCGCCGTGAATTACTTGCAAAAAGTTTTTATGATCAATGGAAAAAAGGCAACCGTGGTGCCTGGGGGGATTGGCGATGATTGAATTATTTGTGCTTTTTCTTTTAATTACTGGCGTGTTTGTTTGGGCCGTAATTCTTCACGTTTTAATTAAATTTTGGATGGAAAAATGAAAGCTGAAACACGGGTAGTTGATCCCAATGATTGTGTAGATTACCTATACGAATTTGCCCCTGAATACGCCAAGGCCAAGGGTGAGTTGGCAGAGTTGGAAGCTTATCGCCATTCATTACGTTCAATCATGATGAAAAAGTCAAACGAACAAAGTTTGGGTGCCCAGGAACGTGAAGCTTACGCAAGCCAGGAATATCAAGATTTATGCAAAGCCATTGGTGCGGCAACGTACAAAACAGAAATGTGGAAGTTTAGGCTAGAAAGTGCCAAGTTACGTTTTGAAGCGTGGAGAACCCAAGAAGCTAGTAACCGTAACCTTGAAAGACTTACAAAATGAACAATGAACCAGTAGCGTGGACTGCGTGTTTAGATTGTGGTCAAAGAGTTACAAACGATTCTATTCATACTTGTTCACCACAATTAAAGACACTAACAGATGAGCAAATATTTAAGTTAGCTGAAATGTTAGAAATAAAAATGAATCATGCTTTATATGCTTTTGCTAGAACCTTAATAACAAATGCACAAGAAAATTTAGATTGTTATGAAAAACTATCTGACGCAAGCAAAATGGTATCAAAACCCATAAGTGAAAAAAGTAGAGCAATACTAAGAAAGGCACAAGAGAAATGATTGATTTTTCAACTCCATACCTTGCATTGCACAAATTAATGATAGATTTTCATGCCGCCACCATTAAAGGTGATTTTCAAAAAGCATATGAAATATCAATAGACATTACAGACGTTTCTCAACAATTAGAAGATATTGCTAAAGGAATGTTTAATGCCTATACAGATTGAATTAGATTACCCACAAATCATGATGGGTGTGTATGCCGGCGGTGTAAGACATTTACAATTTCTTAAACGCAACGCCAAGCCTATGTACGGAAAAGATGTATCAACCGTATGGGGTGAGCAGATAGAAGGCGCATTGTCAGAATATGCCCTAGCAAAGCATTTAAACGTGCATTGGGAAGGCGTAGGCGAAGCTGGTGGGGATGACTTAAAAGATGAAGAAGTCAGGGTTACAACGTATGAAAACGGCAGTTTGTTATTGCACCCAGCCGATAAAGACAATAAACGTTATTGGCTATTGACGGGTATTAATGGAAAATACACAATTCATGGGTATATTTATGGCAAAGATGGCAAACAACAACAATATTGGCGTGATCCAGTTGGTGGCCGCCCAGCGTTTTTTGTGCCGCAATCTGCCTTAATTAAACCCGATAAAAAAGAAAAACATTGGTTAGATGACTAAAGCAGAACGAGAACATTATGCAAAATTGGCACGACTTGGGTGCATTGTATGCCGACAAATCCAAAACAGAGGAATTGACGAAATTGCCGATTCGCCCGTTGAAATTCACCACGTGCGCCGGTACGGGGGCAAGCGTTCCCTGGCCCCAGCATTACCGATTTGTGCATGGCATCACCGACTTGATCCACATTCCAGCGTTCACGGACTTGGGCATAAAGGATTTACAAAATATTGGGGTTTCTCTGAAGAAGATTTGCTAGAAAACGTGAAAGAATTATTAAATGAGTAGCTGGTTAATTATTGTTACTGGATTAATTTATGCCTACATTGGCATAGAACAAGTCATTAAAGGCAATGTACCTATGGGTGTTACTTATTTATCCTATTCAACTGCAAACGTAGGTTTGTATTACATGGCAAAATAATAAAAAGTTTCCCGAACGGGAAAAATTGGCATTAAAGTGCATGAAATTTTAATAAATTTACCGATAGGGAAACTTTACAATAAATACCCTAAACTTTACAATTCCAGCGGATCAAAGCCTAGTTCATTGGCTACCATCTTGCAACGGGTTCTAAACGGCTTTCCATGTTGCATCCATTTATCCCCTTTTTGTTTATAAAAACTCATATGTACGCACTCATGGGCAAGGGTGGTTAAAACGGTATAAAAGTGGCTACAACGCCCTGATGATATGGTAATGGTGTGAGCATAGTCACCGCCAGTATCTAGCAGATACGTACCCATTAATTCAGGATCAGGCGTAACAATAAACTCTATTTCTTCAGGCAATGGCATCGGCCATTTAGTGAATGGGTAAGTGCAATACAGGCTGGAATACAAATGCTTTAATGCTTCAGGTGTCAATTTCATGTAATTTGCCCCTAAAGAACACTAGCCCTTCATCTTCATTAATAACTTGAACAAGTTCGGGCGGCATTAAATGGCCGTTGATATAAGTAAGAACTGCAAATCCGGCACGCCAGTTGACGCTTGCATTTTCATGGTAAATAAATTGTTCATCTTTAACTGCGGCCATCATTCCGGTATCAACACCGTATAAATCGCCCGTATAATTTGTCCATGGGGTTACTTTTAAAGAATGTAGATGGCCCGTGACCATGCTCAAGCCCCCCTTTAAAATATTGTTATATACCGCATGAATACCGTTATGCCACCGGTGTTTTATCATTGTATTGTCGTTAACACGCACAGACCAACTGTATGACCAACCTGGCAAATGATCAGCTAAACACATACCTTTTACGCCTTCATACTGGGGTAAAACGTTAGATAATTTGCCATCAAAACGAAGGTCATGATTACCAATGGTGCGGTGCAATATACAACCAGCCGGTCTAACTTTTTCAATGTCACCTAATCGGTTTTGAACTTCTTCTAATTCTTGTAAGACTGTTGGGTGTTTTTGATAACCAATACGGTTATGTTGACTAATTTGTGCAAAATCAAACAAATCCCCATTTAAAACAACCATATTTGGTTTTAATTGTTTAATAAAATGTACAAAAGCACGGTGTGCAGTAGATACATATTCAGGGTTATAGTGGCAATCAGAACCCACAAAAATCATGCCATTTTTTAATTCATATTGACATTCTATTTTGTTTTCAGGAATTTCAAACCTTGGTATTCCACGATTATTGTTAGATACAAGCACAATATCGTGCTTTTTTTCTAGATTTCTTCTACGGGCAATTACACTTCTAGTATCAACATTCAATATTTTGGCTACGGCCGTAGGGGACCTATGTTCTTTAAATAATGCTATAAACTCTTGCTCACTACACGCTGGTTTAGCCATATATAAACTTTATAAAGGTGTTGTTTGCTGATACTAACAAAATTTAATTAAAAAACAATGACATACGCACGAATAGATACAAATCATAAAGAAATAGTAGCGGCATTGCGACAAATAGGTGCTACCGTGGTGTCACTTGCCGCCATGAAACATGGATGCCCTGACTTGCTTGTTGGTTATCAAGGTGAAACTATATTGATGGAAGTCAAAATGCCCAAAGGTAAATTTACCCCTGACCAACTAGACTTTATAGGTAAATGGCGTGGCGGTCCAATTAGCCGTGTGGATAGTGTGGATGCCGCAATAAGAGCATTAGGCGTAACAAGAAAAATCTTATAAAATAAACTATGGCCTACGAAGAATACGATTACTACAATGAACCATCACCGGTTTCGCTAAAGGAATCGTTACGTGAAATTTTGTACGGCCTTCAAGATAGAACTAAATTACGTGAAACTGGTACAAGTTTAAAAGAAGCTTTACAACTTACGCCAAACGTCACAGAATCATTAAGCCGTGGCGGAATTGCCCAGGCAATAGGCACAAGTGGTGATTTACGTGATTTAAGCAATACCATAAACAGTTATTTGCCTAAAAGTGTACGAAACTTTACTAGGGCGGCAGAATTCCTTGCCAACCCATATGCAACGGCAATTCAGCAAACCGCCCCAACAACTGAAGAAACATTAGACTTTGTACCCCGTGCTACATCCCCATATGAGGGCTACAAGCAACATGAAACCCTAGGTGAATACGTTGCCCCATCTCTAGGTTATTTTGGCGGTAAAGCGGCCAAAGCTTATGGAAACTATGTTGGCCCTACTGCATATAAAGCAGTTGAAGATTACTTGACTAAAACCGGTGGAATACTAAATGCCGTTGAACCTGGTGAAGCCAAAAAAATACAAGAAGTAGCTTCTGCAATAGATGAATTAGGGTTTCATTCCCCATTAGAAAACGCCATATTAAAAATCCAACAACCCAAAGGTACTGGTGATCAATTCCTAAAACAACTGGAAAAAACACCGGGCGTAAAGACTGAAGAACTTGATGTAACTGGGGTAAAGCAATATTTACTTGATCACCCAACTGTTACCAAACAAGAACTATTGGATTACATGGGCGAAAGCCGGTTAAAACTTGAAAACAAAATTCTTGTTAAAAGTGAAGATTTAGGAAGCTATGAAGATTATGAATTACGTGGGGGTGACGTATATCATGATGATGATTACATAGGTTCAATGGCTGACGATTTGCATTACGACATGAAAAATGATTCAGTTATACGTGATCAAGAACGGCAAGCATTGTTAGAAGCCGACCCTGAACGTTATGCAGATTACGATACAAACCCATATTCCCAAGCTAGACTTGAAGAAGATATTGATGGCGTTTTGTATGAACAAGCAAAAACTATTGCAAAAGAACAATATTATGAAAGCCCAATACGTCATTATTACGATGATCACGGATATGAAATATACGGTAACGATGAAATGGGATATTCATTTAAAGACCCAAATGGCCGTTTTTTAGACATTGGCGGTAATAGGGGCGTTTATGATTTAAGTGACGCAGAAGCCAATTTGCGTGAACATTTATTTGATCAAGGCGTACTTGATATGACCGGTGACGGCGTTAAATACGAAGATTACACATTGCCTGGCAATTACACTAATTACCGGGAAATGCTAACAACCTTACCCAGTAAACAAGTTAAAGGTTCTGATTTTGAATCAAGTCATTTTGATGAAACCAACATTCTTGCCCATACAAGGCTAAATGACCGCATTATCAATGGCAAAAAGACTTTAATGGTAGAAGAAATTCAATCAGATTGGCATCAAAAAGGCCGAAAAGAAGGTTATGCAACACCAATTTCTGAAGAAAGAAAAATGGAAATTCGTCTTGAATTAGATAAGCTAAATGATATGAAATCTTACGCTAGAAGTCAGCGTGATGCCGCACAAAAAGAAGGTTTAAATACAATTAACGAAGATATGCGGTTAGCTAACATTGAACGTCAACAAATAGAATTAAGAAGTGAATTAAGCCCAAAAGGCGTACCCGATGCCCCATTTAAGAAAAATTGGCATGAATTAATGATGAAACAGATTCTTAATGAAGCAGTTAAAGGTGATTACGATGCCGTAGCATTTACCACCGGCAAGCAACAAGCTGAACGTTATAGTCTTTCCAAACAAATCAACGAATTAAGAGCAGAAAAATTGTTAAGCGGCACAAAAGAAGGCCAATATGTCATTACTGCAACCAATAAAAATGGCAACCCGTCAGTAAATAAAACCGTTACTGAACAAGAATTAGAAAATTTGCTTGGTAAAGATTTAGCCAAAAAAATTGTTGAAGATTCCCCTGATAATCCTGATGGCAAAACTTATAGTGGCCTTGACCTAGACGTAGGCGGCGAAGGCATGAAGGGCTTTTACGACAAGATATTGCCGGACTTTATTAACAAATATGGTAAAAAATACGGTATTGGCGTTAAAAAAGCGAATTTACCTAGTGAACGAATGCCTTCACAAGAAGCGGTAAATGATTATTTTAAAAGCATAAATATGTCACGACAAGATTTTGAAAAATTGTCTTTAGATGAAAGAGGAAAAATACTTGGTAATGCCGCTCCTAAAGGCGATGAAGTGCATTATTTTGATTTATCCGATATGGCTAAAAAAGAAATTAAATCTAAAGGCCAACCATTGTTTAGCGGCATAGGTTTAGCGGCCCCAGGCTTGTTGATGGACGATGAAGATAATTATTGACAAGGTAGTAAAATAGACGAAAATGTAGTTTGTATTACCCCATCACATAGGAGAACTAATCATGGGCAAAATGGATTCAATGAAGGGTGTACCTTCAACAACTGGCGCAACCCCACCTAAAGGTGCTGATTCTTCAGATACTTCCGGTGAACGCCACGGTAAGATTGTTAATGGCGTAGCAATGGGCAAAGAAGATATGACTGGCCCTGATCACCAGTTCAACACAGGCCGTACCGCTGGTGTTTGCTACACCCACACCCGTGAGTGCTACCAACCTTGTAACGATTAATCATGGCCTTTACCGCTGATCTAAACCCAAAAAGTAGCAAGTCTATGGATTTGCTTGATTTAGTGAAGATGGAAGATTATTTAGGCCGCAGACCTACAAAGTTACCGGCTAAAGTAAATAACATGGTTAAAAGTAGTTCTGATGACGTTGGAACCCCATTTAGGTTCAATAGCAATCAGAACGCTAACGATACAACTGGATAAAGCGAAAAGCCCTAGCACGTGAAGGTAAACTAGGGCCTTTCTAACCACACAAGTAATCGGAGAACTTGCATGGCTGATGTAGATTTTATATTAAAACCCCTGGGGGACAAGATAGTTGTTCGCCCGGATAAACGCATTTTAAGTTCCACCATCATTGTTAATAACAAAGAAGTGGACAACATGGGTACGGTGGTAGCCGTAGGCCCTGGCAAGCGCATTAAAGGCCGCCGTGAAGCCATGCCAGTAGAAGTAGGCCAATATGTCAGATTTGGCACCATGGGTGGCGATGAATACCTAAAATATCAAGAATACTTTACCAATAATGAACGTTATCTGATAATGTCATGGCAAGACGTATGTTTTATAACTGATAGGGAGCAAGCATGAACATTGATTTACATGATCCGCAAGACACATTAATTGAAAAAATTATGGCCCATTTTGGCTGGTACAAAGTCAAAAAAGTAGAATTGCCAATTGAAAATTTAGATATAAGCTACACATTTATTACTAAAGACAATAAACCAGCGGTAAAACGCCCAGCCGCTAAAAAAGTTAACAGAAGAACGCCTAGAAGTGATTTTAAATTTGGAAAGGATGCTAAAAATGGCAACTAAACCTGGACTTTACGCCAATATCGCCGCTAAAAGAAATAGGATCAAAGAAGAAAAAGCTGAAGGCAAACCAGTAGAACGTATGCGTAAACCTGGTACAAAGGGCGCACCTACTAAACAAGCATTTATTGATTCTGCTAAAACTGCAAAGAAAAAGTAATGGCTACTAAAAAACACGATAAGCCCATAGAGCATAAGACCACCGGTAAAGGTAAGACATACAATCCTACCGACAAAGGTGCTGGCATGACCGCTAAAGGCCGTGCTGAATACAATGCCAAGAATGGCAGTAATCTAAAAGCCCCAGCCCCAAATCCTAAAACAGAAAAAGACAAAGGGCGTAAAGCTTCTTTTTGTGCCAGGATGGAAGGCGTTGTTAAAAAAGCTAAAGGCCCAGCAGAACGGGCTAAAGCATCACTAAAGAACTGGAACTGCTAATGCCATTAAAGAAATCAACATCCCCTAAAGCATTTAAAGAAAACATTAAAACTGAAATCAAAGAAGGCGGCAAGCCAGTAAAGCAAGCCGTTGCCATTGCGTATGCAGTTAAACGTGAAGCCGCCAAGAAAACCAAACCAAAAAGGGTATAAGCATGATCACTTTTGCAGATTTAGACGTTAAAGAAGTTCAATTATTACTAGCTGGCTTAAAAAAGCTTCCTATGGAGCTAGTAGAAGAACTCCATAACAAATTGTTAGCAAGTGCTAACGAGCAATGGATAGCCAAGAATAAGCCAGTAGAGGGTATGCAAGTAAACCCTGAAGATATTACAATTACTAAATCGGCAGAGTAAAGAAAGCTTTACAAATCATGACTTTATCAATTGACACAAATAAAGTGGGTGCGCCTATTGGCAATGACAACGCCAAGAAGGGAAAACTGTTTTATGACCAATTGCGTAAGGTGCTGGTACAGAACGATCAACTGAAGTTACGCCAGGTAAGCGAGAAGCTAGTTGATGCCGCTATTGAAGGTGAGCCGTGGGCAGTCAAGGAAGTAATTGATAGGATGGATGGCAAAGCGGTAGCCATTCAGGAAATACAAGGCCCTGGTGGATTAGAACTAAAAGCTGGTTTTGTATTAACTTTTGAAGAACCTAATGGCAACAATTCAGGAAGCTAAAGCTAAAGCACGCTTTCCGGCAAAGCTTAAATGTTTATTTGAACCAGCCAAGGCACGTTACAGGGTTCTTTACGGCGGCCGTGGTGGTAGTAAGTCATGGAATATAGCCAGGGCATTGCTATTAAAAGGGTGCGAGCAATCCATGCGGATACTCTGCGCCCGTGAATTCCAAACCAGTATCAAGGATTCGGTACATAAATTACTGGTAGATCAAATCCACAACTTGGAATTAGAAGCCCATTATGAGGTAACAGACCGCACCATTAGGGGCATAAACGGTACTGAATTCATATTTGTAGGCGTAAAGAACAATACAAACAATGTCAAATCCATTGAGGGCATAGATATATGCTGGGTAGAAGAAGCCCAATCAGTAAGCCCTAATAGCTGGAACGTCCTAGTACCCACCATTCGTAAAGCTGATAGCGAGATATGGATTAGCTTTAACCCTGAACTGCCTACTGATGAAACTTGGAAGCGGTTCGTAATGAACCCACCGGAAAACGCAGTAGTTCAGAAGATCAACTGGTCAGATAATCCTTGGTTTCCTGAAGTATTAGATTTAGAACGCCGTGCCTTACAAGGGCGTGATATGGAAGCGTATAACAACGTTTGGGAAGGAATTCCCCGTCATACGGTAGATGGTGCCATATTTGCTAAAGAAGTCACTATGGCTGAATTAGAAGGCCGTATCTGTAACGTACCCTACGATGCAACTAAAGGTGTTCACGCAGTATTCGATTTGGGGTGGGCGGATCAAACGGCCGTGTGGCTACTGCAATTTGTTGGTCAGGAAACTAGGTTATTACGTTATTTTGAAGATAATCAGCAAACCATCAGTTATTACATGGCTAAACTGCAATCATTCGGTTACGTTTATGACACCATATGGCTACCGCACGATGCCAAAGCCAAATCATTAGGTACTGGCAAATCCATAGAAGAAATTGTCAGGGCTACCGGTATGAAGGTACAAATCCTTGACCGTGTGCCAGTAAATGACAGTATTAATGCCGCAAGAACGATATTCAATAAATGCTATTTCGATAGGCAAAATACTGAAGAAGGCTTACAATGTTTAAGACATTACCGGTATGACGTTGACCCTGACACGAAAATGTTTAGTGCCAAGCCACTACACGATGAATATTCGCACGGGGCCGATGCGTTCAGGTACATTGGATTAATGATTAATGAACCTAGAAAAGCCCAGCCACAAAAGGCAAGTCAAAGGGCACCAATAGGCTGGATGGGATAAATATGGCTGATTACTACGAAGATAAGAAATATTACGGTGACACAGACGGGGATTCCCGGATTACCGAAGCAATCGAATTCTTACGTCAGGCGGCCGAAGCTGATACTACCAATCGTCAAGAAGCTTTAGATGATGTCAAGTTTGCCGCTGGTGATCAATGGCCAGTAGAAATTCAAAATAGCCGTACATTAGAAGCAAGGCCTTGCCTGACAATCAATAAAGTGGATGCGTATGTAAGGCAGATTTGTAACCAACAACGCCAGCAACGCCCACGTATCAAGTGCCAGGGCATGAATAATGAAACTGATGCCAAGATGGCTGAAATCATTACTGGTATTTGTCGCCACGTTGAAGTCAATTCCAATGCTGACCATGCTTATGACACCGCTTTTGACTTTGCGGTACGCATGGGATGGGGCTATTGGCGCATCACTACTGACTATGTACGCCCTGATTCGTTTGATCAGGAAATCTACATCAAGCCAATTGACAATCCATTTACCGTATATTTTGACCCTAATTCAACTGCACCTGATGGTTCTGATGCAGAGAAATGCCTTATTACCGTGGTCATGGCTAAAGAAAACTTTAGAAAAATGTACCCTGATGCCGATGATGGCGGTAGCTTTTCCGCACGTGGTACCGGTGATAGCAATAGTGAATGGGTAACAAAGCATGATATTCGTATTGCTGAATACTTTTATACCCGTATTGAAAGCACCCATTTAGTTCTATTATCTGATGGCACAACTGCCTTTGAAGATGAATTGCCAAACAAGGAAACAATGGAATTGGCTGGCATTTATGAAGTAAGCCGCCGCAAAACATTTAGAAAATCTATTAAATGGTGCAAGCTAACCGCCATGCAAGTGCTAGAAGAAGGCACTTGGGCTGGTAAATATATTCCAGTAGTGCCAACTTATGGCCAGCAATGCGTTGTAGATAACAAACGTAAGAAGTTTGGCCTGGTACGTATGGCTAAAGACCCCCAGCGGATGTATAACTTTTGGCAAACATCCATGACTGAATCAGTAGCCCTGGCACCACGGGCTAAATGGATCATGGCAGAAGGCCAAGATGAAGGCCACGAATCCGAATGGTCAAACGCTAACAATACGGCCTATTCTTATTTACGTTACAAGATGACTGATATTAATGGTCAGGCCGCACCGCCCCCAATTCGCCAAGCACCGGAACAACCACCAACTGGCATTATGGCGGCCGCACAATCAATTACCCAGGATTTGCAAGCCGTAGTAGGTATTTTTGATCCTAATCAACTGCCACAAGGAAATATGAGTGGTAAAGCATTGCAAGGTCAACAAATGCAAGTGGATATGACCAACTTTCACTATTACGACAATTTGACCCGTTCTATTGCCCATACTGGCCGTATTATCCTTGACCTTATCCCTAAAATTTATAGCGCAGAACGTGTAATGCGGATTATTGGGGATGATGGCAAACCTGAATTGACCACAATTAATCAAAAAACAGGCCAAATGGATGAAAACGGCGTAGAAAAAATATTGAATGACGTGACCGTAGGTGAATATGACGTTGTAATGGAAACTGGCCCTGGTTACAACACTAAACGTCAGGAAGCAGTTGATTCCATGATGACTTTGTTAAGTGCTGATCCTGGCCTAATGCAACAAGCTGGTGACTTAATATTTAGAAATATGGATTTCCCTGGTGCTGAAATCATTGCTGACCGCCTTGCCGCAAGCAATCCATTAGCCCAAATTGATGAAAAATCACCAATTCCACCACAAGTTCAAATGCAATTGGCACAAAGCCAGCAACAAATGCAAGCAATGGCACAACAAATCCAGGGCTTACAAATGATGATTAAAAACCGTCAGGATGTTGAACAAGTACGTCAAGTTGGTGAAGATAGACGTGCAGTATTGGCCGCTGAAGTCAAACTACATGACCAAAACACCCGTTCTGTAACTAGCCAAAACAAGACTGAAATTGATGCGTTGATGAAATTGATCCTTGGCCATATGGACACCGCCAGGTTAGAACAAGAAATTGCTTCACGTAACCAAGACCAAGGCGTTTACATGGACCGTGCGGCAAATAGCATTGTGGACAATATGCAAGCCATGATGCCGCCACCCCCACAAGAACAACAAGGTCAACCGCCACAACAAATGATGTAGTTGCAAAACACTACATTTAGTATTAAGATTACTTAACAACACTACCTATGGTGTATTCATAGGGTTAATTCTTGGAGTTATCCATGTCAGAAGCACAAGTAGTGGACCAGCCAAAACAGGCCAGTTCAATAGTAACAAGTGAAAATTTAGCGGATTTTAATGCTGATAAATTAGGTTTAGCTTCCGAATCAAGCCCAACTGCGGCTACTGTTGATGAAAATCCAGTAGAGCCAGCGGCCGAAAAAGGACAGAGTGAACCGGAATTAGCGGAAGATGAAGCGACCGGAACAGAAGAAAAGAAGCAAAACCCAAAGTTAGAAAAGCGTTTTTCTGAACTTACTAGGCAACGCAAAGAAGCGGAAGCCAAAGTTAAAGAGTTGGAAGAACGTTTAGCGGCTAAAGAAAGTATTCGGGAGCCACAACCGGCACCTGAAAGCAATCAAAAGCCGTCCCCTGACAGTTACAAAGATGCTTTTGAATATGCAGAAGCATTAGCGCAATGGTCAGCGGAACAAGCATTGGCAAAGCGTGAACAGGAAATTAAGCAAAAGGAAGCTGAAGCTAAACGTGAAACGGTCATTAAGACCTGGCAACAAAAGCTAGAAGCAACTAAAGCAGAATTACCTGATTACGAAGTTATGGTGGCATCAAGTAGCGTTAAAGTAAACGATACGGTACGTGATGCAATTGTTGAAAGTGACGTAGGACCAAGAATCCTATACGAACTGGCAAGCAATGATGAATTAGCTGAAAAGCTATCTGACATGACTACTGCAAGTGCTTTAAAACTAATTGGGAAGCTGGAAGCGCAGTTTGAAAAGACTGATGCCCCAGTAGCGGAAAAGAAAACTGTTGCGGCGAAGTCTAAAGCACCTGAACCTATTCGTCCTTTAAGGTCAACTGGTGGCGTAGCCGAAGTAGTTACTGATGGAAATGATCTATCGTATCAACAATGGAAAGCCGCAAGACAAGCCGGGAAGATTAGATAAGGTTAAACCTAATTTAATTTTGAAAGAAATATCATGTCAAATAATTTATTAACAATCAGCAAGATCACCAACGAAGCGTTGATGGTTCTTGAAAACGAATTAACATTTACAGGCCAAGTTGACCGTAACTATGATGACCAATTTGCCGTAGTTGGTGCAAAGATTGGTCAGACAGTTAATGTACGCCGTCCTGGACGATTCCTAGGCGCAATTGGGCCGAATTTAGTAGTTGAAGATTTCAACGAAACTTCAGTACCAGTTACATTGTCAACACAGTTCCAAGTTTCAACACAGTTCACAACCCAAGATTTGGCATTGAGCCTTGATATGTTCTCGGACAGAATTTTGAAACCGGCAATCGCTACAGTTGCAAATAAGATGGATAGAGATGGTTTGTTAGTTGCTAAAAACAACACCGCAAACATCGTTGGTACTGCTGGTACTGCACCAACTGGTTTGATTACTTACCTGACTGCGGCCGCTTATCTTGATTCTGAAGGCGCACCACGTGATGGCCGCCGTTCATGCACAATTGAGCCATTTACATCTTCAACAATCGTTGATAGCTTAAAAGGTTTGTTTGTTCCAACAGAGCAGATTTCTAGCCAATACACCAAAGGCTTGATGGGCCGTGATTCCGGTGGTATGAACTGGTATATGGACCAAAACGTTGTTTCACAAACTTTCGGTTCTTATGCTTCTGCTACTTTATCTTGCAACGTAACAACTGCAACTGGCTTCTTGACAAGTGGATGGGCTTATTCAAGCAACATCACTATCGGCGCTACTTCTGCGGCCGCTACATTGAACCAAGGCGATACATTCACCATCGCTGGCGTATTTGCGGTTAACCCACAAAACCGTCAGTCTTATGGCAAATTGCGTAACTTTGTAGTTCAATCTACAACTGCAATTGGTTCCGGTGGTACTGCAACTGTTACCGTTGTTCCAGCCGTTATTACTGCTGGTCAGTTCCAAAACGTTAGCGTTACATCAACTGGTTCACAGACAGTTACACCATTTAACAATACTGGCGTAACTTCACCACAGAACATTTTGATGCACCGCAACGCATTTACATTAGCTTGTGCTGACTTGGAATTGCCTGAAGGCGTTCATTTCGCTGGCCGTGCTTCTGATAAAGAACTAGGTTTGTCAATTCGTGTGGTTCGTCAATACACCATCAATAACGATTCCATCCCAACACGTTTGGACGTTCTGTATGGCTGGGCACCTTTGTACCCTGAATTGGCTTGCCGTGTAGCATCGTAATGAAATAGGGGGCGTAAAACCCCCCATTTTTAAACACTAAATTTAAGGAATTAATATCATGGCAAATCCAGGCCCAGCAACAACCGTAACAAATCACCCATCGAACCTAGCAACTAACCAGGCTATTCGCCTATTAGCTTCTTATCAGGGTGTTAACGTAAACGCAACTGGCGATACAGTTCTACCAATTTTGAATACTGGTAGCTACTCTGTTTCCAACGTTATTTTCACTAACGCTTCTGTAAGCTTATCAAGTGCCGCCGCTGGCTTGTTTACTGCACCATCCGCTGGTGGTACAGGAATCGTAGCTAACGCCGCATTGTCAGCTTTAAGTGCTTCAACCGTTGTAAGCCAACGTACTGTTGCTTCAACTGCGGCACAAACCGGTCAAAACTTGTACGTTAACGTAGGTACTGCACAAGGTGCGGCGGCTACTATGGACGTATATGTTTACGGTTACGACTTAACTTTCCTACCTTAATAGGGATCAGGAAATAGTGAGGAAAGCCACCCCCATAAAGGGTGGTTTTTTTCCTTTTTACGCTTATAATTAATCATCCTCATTTAAAGGAAATTACCATGCCATCTACTACACTCGCACGTGGAAATGCACTTAATACTTTCTACGTTCAACCATCTATTACCCCAGCCGAAGTAGCCGCAAATATTACCGCCGCACAAACTTTTACCATTGCTGGCCTATTAACAACTGACCATGTAACAGTTTCATGCGTTGGCGCACAAACTGCCGGAATTTTTATTGCAGATTCACGTGTTTCAGCCGCTAATACATTAAGCGTTCAATTTGGTAACTGCACCGCTGGCGCATTGACACCAGCCGCCGGTAACTACATTATTGACGTAATTCGTTTTGAAGGTCCATTGCCAACAACGGCGGTTTAATCATGGCCGCCACTAACGTATTACGCCCTATTGGGCCAACAACGTATGTTGCAGTAACAACCAGTTCATCTACTGCGGTCACTATTAGTGCTTCAGGAAATAACCAAATGGACTATTGCGCCTTTTTAAATACAGGCACAACACCCATTGCAATTACTATTGTTCCAGTTGTAGCTGGGTCAGGAACCGCCGGAACAACGGCTTTTCCATCCGATGGTGCTTCAGCAAACATAGTAGTTTTGGGTGTTTCCATGCAAATGCCAATGGTTATTGCCGTACCACCAGTATTTTCGGTAACTGCTAAAGGACTTGCTTCAGTTGGTTTGTATATCACCCCAGTTGGTGATCAGTCTTAAAGGAAAAGTATGACCAGCCCATCTAATTCTGATGTACAGAATTTATTACCAGTTCAAGCTTACTTCAATTTAGATGGGTCTTTTAATACTTTTATTGGTCAAGGCAACCCGTTTTATGCAACGGCTAATCCGGTTCAATCCGGCCTTACCATTACCAATAGCACCTTAAATAGTAGCCCAATTGGTGGTACAAGCCCTTCAACGGGTGTATTTACAAACATTGCAACAACAACCGGCACAGTATCAACCCAGCCAACTGGCGCAACTGATATTGTCAACTTGCTGGCATTACAGTCTTATGCCGCTGGAATTAGCTGGAAACAACCTTGTGCAGTAGGAACATTGGTCAACATTACATTGTCAGGATTACAGACAATTGATGGTTACACTACATTGGCCGGTGACAGAGTATTAGTTAAAAACCAAGCAATTGCCGCTAATAATGGTATTTACCTAGCTTCTGCAACTGCCTGGACACGTTCCCTTGATGCTAATTCGTGGGATGAATTGATTTCAGCTATTTCATTCCTTGAATATGGTTCACAAGCTGGTGGCGCATGGTATTGCACCGCACAACCAGGTGGAACATTAGGCGTAACTGCCGTTAACTGGTCACAATTTACTACTTCAGCAACGTATTCCGCTGGAACTGGCCTTACCCTTACTGGTACCGTATTTAGTATCACCCCAATAGGAACCGCTTCAACTTACGGTTCTGCTACCCAAACCCCAGTATTTACCACTAATGCAAGCGGTCAAGTAACTGCCGTAACTAACACAACAATTACTCCGGCCGTAGGATCAATTACTGGCCTTGGTACTGGCGTTGCAACATTTTTAGCAACCCCAACTTCTGCTAATTTAGCCGCCGCAGTAACCGATGAAACTGGTTCAGGAGCATTAGTATTTGCCACTAGCCCAACGTTGGTTACACCAATATTAGGTACGCCACAATCAGGTAACTTTAGTTCCGGTACATTCACTTGGCCTACTTTTAATCAAAACACTACTGGTACTGCTTCAAAAGCAACCAATTTAGTAGGTGGTGCGGCTGGTTCTTTGCCTTATCAATCTGCCGTTGATACCACAACATTCTTGGCCGCTGGCACTAATGGACAAGTTCTTACATTAGCGGCTGGCGTTCCATCCTGGGCAACTCCAACAACCGGTACTGTAACTTCTGTTGGAACCGCTGGAACTGTTAGCGGAATTACCCTTACTGGTGGGCCAATTACTAGCACCGGAACAATTACCCTTGGTGGCACTTTAGATTTATCTTCACCCCCAGCAATTGGTGGCACTACTCCAAATACCATTACTGGTACAACCATTACTGCCAATACTAAATTTGTAAGCCCTTATTTTGATGCGGCTAATTCGGCTGGCGGTTCATTAAGAAATGCTAGTGGAACTGCTTGCTTGCAATGGGGTGGCGGTGGCGGTGCAAATTTAACAGTTGATGTATCTGCTAATTTAAATGGTGCAAACGCACAAATTGATATTAGCCCTACTGGAACTGGTCATGTTCATATAAATCCTGCTGGATCAGGCTCAGTTGAAATTAAACCTACAAATGCTGGAGTAATGGATAACATGGTTATTGGTGGAACAACACCTTTAGCTGGAACATTTACTAATTTAAGATTTAACGGCACTTTATCTTTGGCTGGATCAACTGGAACTGCTGGATATGTGGTCACTTCCAATGGTGCTTCTGCTCCAACCTGGCAAGCCCTTCCAGCCACAGGATTAGGTATTGTTGATGATACGACTACCAACGCAACTCGTTATGTCACCTTTACAAGTGCTACAAGTGGAAATATTACAACTGAAAACGTCAGTTCTACCAAGCTTCAATACAACCCTTCAACTGGTGCTTTAAGTGCTACTAAATACTTTGGCGATGGATCTTCTTTAACTGGAATCGTATCAGGCGCAACTATCAGCAACGATACGACTACTGCAAGCAATTTATACCCATTGTTTTCTTCTGCTACAAGCGGAACTCCAACAACGATTTATACAAGTAATGCAAAGTATTTGTATAAGCCAAGCACAGGCGATTTACAAGCAAGCCAGGTTATAGCAAACAATGGATTAGTTCTTAATAATGCAACTGTATCGTCAAGCTATACGATTGCAAGCGGTTATAACGCAATGAGTGTTGGCCCTATGACAGTAGCAAGCGGTCAAACAGTTACAGTATCCTCAGGTCAAAGGTGGGTAATTCTATGAGTTTAGTCTTGCAATCAAGCGGTGGCGGTCAAATCACCATCCAAGAGCCAACAACTGCTAGTAACTTTACGCAGACCTTACCTGCTGCTAATGGTACTGTTGCTTTATATGCTGATCCACAAGTAACTGTATATACAAGTAGTAGCGGAACTTACACAACACCGACTGGGGCTAAGTATTTACAAGTTCGGGTAGTTGGTGGTGGTGGCGGTGGCGGTGCAATTTCAGGAGCTGGTGGCGGTGGCGGTGCTTCAACTTTTGGTTCATCTTTATTAACCGCAAATGGCGGTGGCGGTGGTTCAGTTGCAACTGGGGCTATTGCGTCTGGTGGAACTGCTACTGGTGGTGACATAAATATATTAGGCGGTCAAGGCGGTGCTGGTCCACAACCAGTACCAGCAAGTTATGCTCCTGGCGGTGCTGGTGGAAATTCACCTTTTGGTGGTGGCGCTGGTCAATCTCAAGCTAATTCCGCTGGTACTGCTGGTGCTACAAATAGTGGTGGCGGTGGTAGCGGTGCTTCAGGTGGTTATAGTGGTGGTTCTGCTGGCGGTGGTGGTGCTGGTGGTTATTGTGAAAAACTTATTACTTCTCCGTCTGCCACATATTCTTATGCTGTTGGTGCAGCAGGAGCAGCAGGGTCTGGCGGAACTGCTGGTGGTGCGGGCGGTTCAGGTGTAATTATCGTAACCGCTTATTTTGGATAAAACTATGGACAAATATGCAATCATTCAAAACGGGTTAGTTATTAACTACATTGAATATGAAACTCAGCCTGACAATCCTCCCCCTGCCTTTGAAGAAGGCACAATAGCTGTATTAAATAACAATATTGGTGTTGGTTATACTTATAACAATGGTGTATTCACCGAACCAAAGCCATACCCTAGCTGGGTACTTGTAGATAACAAATGGACTTCACCAACAGAAAAACCTTCTGATGGTATTTATCTTTGGGATGAAGCTACTACAAGCTGGAAGGAATTAGCATAATGGCTTACGGAACAGTAAATGCCGATGTAATCGGAACAAGCGTAGCTGGGTCTAACCTAGGTGCTGGTAACGCTTCTTTAATGAAGAATCGCATTATCAATGGTGATTTTTATGTTGCACAAAGAGCCACATCTGCTACTTTGACTGCTGGTGGTACTATTGCTAACGGTTACGCAACTGTAGATAGATTCTACGGCTACTGCACAGGTGCAAATGTGACAATGGCACAAGTATCAGGCACAGGCAATAATCGTAACTTACTTCAATTTACAGGTGCGGCATCGGTTACGGCAATTGGATGTGGTCAGCGTATTGAATCACTAAACTCATACGACTTAGCTGGTTCAACCGTCACTTTATCTGCTTACCTTGCAAACAGTCTTTTAACATCGATAACTTGGACAGCTTATTACGCTACTACAACTGATACTTTTGGTACTTTAGCTAGTCCTACACGAACTCAAATTGCTACTGGTACATTTACTGTAACTTCTACGCTAACTCAATACAACGCACAAATTGCCATTCCATCTTCCGCAACTACTGGTATTGAAATTGTATTTACTGTAGGTTCTCAAACAAGCGGTACATGGCAATTAGGATTGGTTCAACTAGAAGTAGGAAGTAGTGCTACTGGATTTGAGTATGAAGCCTATTCTTCTCTTTTAAATAAATGTCAACGATATTGCGAAGCATATTATCAAGATTCTTCTACAACATCGCCAATTTCTTGGCAATATACTGCTGGTGGTATGTATTTTATTTGGCAATATAAAGCTGAAAAAAGAGTACAAGCTACAGTTACAAAAATAAATGGAACATGGACTGGTGCAACACCATCAATTAGTGGTGGAATATCTACTGCTGAATTCTCATCAGGAACGCCATTTTATTTAAATTCTAGTGCTGGTACTTTAAACTTGTTAGCAACTGCGGAATTATAAAATGTATAAATTAACCTCAAACAATCCATTAACAAATTTACCAAGACAAGTTGTGCAAAGATTGTCTGATGGTGCTTTTATCCCTATGGATGAAGATAACACAGACTACCAAGCCTTTAAAACTGCCGTATTAGAACAACAATTTGGCGGTTTAGTAGAAGATGGTGATTCATTTAGCCTAAATACTAATCCTAATGATTCCATATTAGAAGATGCGGATGGTAATGTAATGACCATTGATGAAGCCAAAGAATATGTAAGGACTTTGCCATGAGCATGATTATTGATGGGACTAATGGTCTAACATTTAACAACGCTACTACACAGAATAGCGGTGGCAAAGTATTGCAAGTAACTACTGCTACATCTACTTCTTCATTTTCCACAAGTAGTGGTAGTTATGTAACAACTGGAATTTCTGCTTCAATTACGCCCCTATTTTCCACAAGCAAAGTATTAGTTTTATTTTCTGCTTTTAATATGGTTCAAGCTGGGAACATGGCTCCAACCTTAACTGTTTATCGTGGCGTTTCACCTTTAGATACAACTGGTTTTGCACAAATTTACGCCCCAAGTGGGACTACTACTGGGGGGGCGTCAGGGGTTTATTTAGATAGCCCAGCCACAACATCATCTACTGCTTACACACTTTATTTTAGAAATCAAAATAACAATGGAAGCGTTACTTTGAATAGCTCAAATGGTTTAATTTCTATTGTTTTAATGGAGGTTGCGGCATGAACAATTATTTTACTCAAGCACTTTATAAGTTATATCCACAAATTATTTCTACTGTAAATGACAATGCTTATGATGCAGACGGAAATGAAGTAATTTATGATTTACAAGTCGTAACTGCACAAGCTGAAGCTGATGCACAATCAGTTATTGATATAAGGGCTTCTGCACTAGCTAAACTAGCTGCACTAGGTTTAACCCAAAACGAAGTTAAGGCATTAGTCGGATGATTACTTATAGATGGTCAATTTTAGAAGTATTTGGCGATCAGACGATTACCAAAGTTCGTTACTTATTGAAAGCACAAGATGAGCAAAATACTGTTGAAACTGAAGGAGAGCATACTTTCCTTCAAGGCACAATTATTAAGCCTGTATCAGAAATTAAAGAAGATGATTTAACTCGCTGGATTGAGCAAGATACTACCCAAGATGAGGTAAACATCATAAAATTGAACCTAGAAAACCAACTAGAAGCACTAAAAACCAGTAAAAAGATTGAATTTCCTTGGGAAAACAATACTTTTACCATTGGATAGGATAAGTTATGACCAAGCCGATTGACATTATTAGCAGAGCTTTAAAAGACATTGGCGCTTTGGAAGCTGGAGAACAGCCTTCAGCCGATGCTGCTTTAGATGCTTTTGATATGATGAATGACCTCATAGACCAATGGTCAAATGAGAATATGATGGTTTTCAACATAACTGAGATTATTTTTCCAGTTGTGCCAGGTCAAGTTCAATACACTATTGGCCCTAATCCATCTACTGCAAACTTTATTGGAGCATCATTTACAGGAACTTTTTCAGGTGATGTTCTTACAGTTACTGGTTTAAATTCAGGAGCTGTAGCTCAAGGTCAATATCTTAAAGGTCAAGGAATTACGGCTGGAACTCAGATTGTTAGATCTTTAACTGGAGCTGGCGGTCAAGTAAACGAAGTTGGTACTTATTTGCTTAATAAAGTTCAAGGTACACAAACTCCTGTATTTACAGGCTCAATATCAGGGACAACCCTAACAGTAACTGCGGTTGCTTCAGGAGCTGTCAATGTTGGATCGGTTATTAGCGGAACTGGAATTACTGCTGGAACAACCATTAGCGCTTTAATTAGCGGAACTGGTGGAACTGGCACTTATACAGTTAGCGCATCTCAAACTGTAGCTTCTACAACCATTACTGGAACAATCGTTCCATCAACGATAACTGCTTACTATCAAAAACCATTAGGCATAGATTCTGCCTATGTAAGGGTAAATACTAGTTCTAATGGTCAGCCTATTGCCAATGGCGGTTTGGACTACCAAATGGCAGTATTGGCTTTGGATAACTACAACTCGATTGGTCTTAAAACATTGAATGGGCCTTGGCCTAAAGCTGTTTATTTTAATGCTGGAGAACAGTCAGGAAATGTATTTTTATGGCCTAATCCATCACAAGGCGAAGTCCATTTATTTGCTGAAACCTTGTTTAGCAACTATGGCAATATGTATGACGATATAGTCCTTCCACAGGGCTATTCAATGTGCCTTAGATGGTGCTTGGCAGAGCGTTTGATGCCTATGTATGGCAAAGCCTCACAGACTCAAATTACGATGATTAACGCTTATGCTGCACAAGCCAAAGCAACGCTTAAAAGAACAAACATGGCCCCAGCTCAAAGCGCTCAATTTGCAGATGCAATGCTTTCAAGCCGTCAAAAAGATGCTGGTTGGATTCTTAATGGTGGATTCTTTAGATAAGGCTGGAAAATGGCTGATTTTGGCTTTGTTGGTTCGGCTTATGAAGCTCCTTCCATCTATCAAGATGCTCAGGAGTGTATAAACTTTAGACCTGAAGTTGATCCTACAAAACAACCAGGATCAAGGGGAG